GGGAACTACGATAATCGCTTTATGGACCGCTGGCGGGCCGAAGGGATCCGGGTGCGCTCGGTCCCGTTCCGGCTGGCGCATATCGGCGAGCGGGAGAACTGGTTCGGTCGGGGTCAGCGGGAGGCGTTCCTCGAGATGCAGGCCGAGCGGCGACGCCGCGGCGGTCGGTGGGATCACGAGACACTCGGGGGGCCGGAATGATTGCTTGTGTCCTCCGGAGCGGAGGGATCTATACGCCGGCCCACGTCCGACGCCTCGAGGCGCAATGTCGCGCGACCGCCCCCGGCGAGGTCTTTACTTGCCTGGCGGATGTGCCGATCGCCGGGGTCGACGTGCGACCGCTGGTGCACGGGTGGCCGGGCTGGTGGGCGAAGTTGGAACTGTTCCGGCCGGGCGCCTTTGAGACCGGGACGCGCGTGCTCTATCTCGACCTCGATACGACGATCGTCGGGAGTCTCGAGGACCTCCTCGCTCAGCCGGCGCCGTTTCTCGCGCTCGAGGACTTCTATCGGAGGCCCCCGCTCGTCCCGTTCCGGGGGATCGCGTCCGGCCTGATGGCGTGGACCGCGGGCGACCGGGCCGACATCTTCGAGGCCTTCGCCGCCAATCCCGACTGGGAAATGCGGACCGCGGGCCACGGGGGGGATCAGCGCGTGATCGAGCGGGTGATGGCGGGGCGGGCGACATTCTGGGATGACGTGGTCCCGGGTCAGGTCGTGTCCTACAAGGTGCACTGCCGGGCGGGTGTCCCGGCCGGCGCGCGCGTGGTGTGCTTCCACGGCCGGCCGAAACCATGGGATCCGGGCGTGCGCCTCGAGGCGCGGGAGCTCTCGACGTGCCGATGACCGATCGCCTCGAGGCCGGCCGGATGCGGCAGCGGATCACGATCCTCCGCCCGACCGGGACACCCTCGGCCACGGGGGGCACCGTCGAAGGACCGCCGGAAACCGTGGCGGCGAATGTTCCGGCGGTCGTCGAGTCGACGGTCCTCGGGACCGAAACGATCCAGGCGGGTCAGGTCCTCGCGTCGGTGACCCATCACGTCGGGATCCGCTACCTCGCCGGGATCAAGGCCTGGATGACGGTGACCTGTAACAATCGGACGTTTCAGATCCTCTCCGTCGTGGACGTGGACGAGCGGCACCTCGACGTGTGGCTCCTCTGTGCGGAGGTCCCCTAGATGGCGGCGCCCTTCGGCATTCCAAAGATCCTCGCGGCGATCGTGGCGGCGCTGAAAGCCGACGGGACCCTCGGCGCGCTGATCACGGATATTCCGTCGGGGTTCGGCACCGGGAATGCCGTCTATGCGGCGAACGCGGTCCCGCCGGGAGCGACGTTTCCCTATGTGACAGTCGGAGCGCCGACGGAGGTCCCGTTCAATAACATGGGGCCTGGCGCTGGTGGGAGCAACTGCACGATCCAAGTGAAGGCGTTCAGCACAAAGCCGAATGATGACGAACTGTACAGCATCGGGAGTGCCGTACAATCCGTCCTCGACGCAGCCAGTCTGACGGTGAGCGGGTATGCGTCGGCCGAGTGCGAGCTCGATTCCGTTCCGGACGTGTTCCAGGAACAGATCATAGGTTTGGGGGTCGTGCGGCAAATGCCGCTCATATATCGGGTCTATGTCCATCAAACCGCCTAGCGTGCTCCTCCAGCATTTGTATCTGGTCCGGGCGCAAGTGGACCTCGCGATCGCGGCGTGCGAGGAGATCGAGGGCCGGGGGGAGAGTGGCGGATGTCCTCACCCGGCCGAGGCGCGGCTCGATACGTCGGTCGCGGGCGAGCCGGCGCGGTTCTATTGTCGGGCCTGTGATGAGGAGGTCGCGGGGATCGCATGAGGCCGGAAACGGTCCACTTGATCGCGACCATCGCGCGACACGGGCGCGGGGTCCTGAACGCGATCGAGAAATTCGAGCGGGCCCCGATGTCGCGCGAAACGCGCGCCGGGGAAGTCTCGCAGGTCGTGCAATTCGGGCGGCGCCTGTTGGCGTCGATCGATGAATCGCTCCAGGCCGTCCCGATCGAGTCGGGTCCGCCGGCGGCGAGTAACAACGGTTCAGGGGTTCCGGAGCAACGTGATCACCCATAACGGGGGATCGCCTCCTATGGATCACCGCCTGACGCGGTTCATTCTGCAGGAGTGTCGACCATGGCGATCACCGGCCGCAAAACGTATTTCAAGCTCTCGGGCACGAACATCAGCACGTATCTCGACGGAGTCAACGGATCGAATAACACGGAGGAGCTCGACGGGACGACGTTCCAGCCGGACGTCGCGAATCCAACGAAGAATATTTTGTATGGGTTCAACGACAAACGGCTTGCGCTCTCCGGGAAGTGGACGCCGGCCGCGGAAACGTTTTTCCAGAGTGCCGACGGCGATCAGGATGTCGAATATGTGTACGGCCCGCAGGGGCACGCGGCCGGCCAGGTCAGGATCCATGGACAGTGCAACGTTGGGAAGTACAGCGGCCCGATCTCCCAAGTGAACGGCATTACAACGTTCACAGCGGAGGTCGCGAAAGTGACGGAAACCGTCGACACGTTCGACGGCGGGAGCCCGCTCTAGTTCGACCCTCGCGACGGGTACGACCGAGTCAACTCCGGGGGCGGCACGAGGGGCCGCCCCCCACTTGGACGAGGTAACGCCTCTATGGTTTCTCTGCAGTTCGACAAACCGAGGACCCTACATTTTGACGTCCCGACCTTCCGGGACCTGGAGAACGCCCGCGGGGCCACGCCCATGGGGATCGTGATCCAGCACCTCTCCCAAGTCAGCCTCGGCGCCTTCATCGCGACCCTCTGGGCCGGATTCAAGCATGACGATCCGAGTCTGACCGAGGCCGACGTGGAGCGGTCCCTGGTCGCCTTTATCGACGGCGGCGGGCGTCTCGGGACGATCGGGACGGCGCTCAATGATGCGCTGCTCGAGAGTGGGCTCCTCCGGGACGATGACAGCGACCCCGCGGAGGTCGACGTCACCACGATCACCCTCGACAAACCGCGGCAGATCAAATTTGGCCTGCGGGCGGTCCGGCTCCTCGAGGATTCCCTCGGCGGGCTCGGGGTCGCGGGCGTCGACGCGCAGATCCGCAATCTCGGGGTGAATGTGTTGGCGGTCGCGGTCTGGGTCGGGCTTAAAGCGGAGGACAAAAACCTCACACTGAACCTGACGGTCAAGCTCCTTGACACCTACTTGAAAAACGGCGGCAGCTGGAAAACCCTCGGGAGCGTCGTCCGGAAGGCGATCGAACAAACCAATCTGTTCAAGAATGACGCCCTCGATCTGAGTGGAGACACGGAGGGAAATCCGCGGCCGGAACCGGTGACGAGATAGACGCGATCCCGTCGCCGAGTACGTTCCGGGAATGGTGTGAGTGGGCGGAGGAGGTCGGGATCGGCGAGCTCGGGCTCGACCCGGAGGCGTTCTGGTCCCTCACCTATCGGGAATTCACGATCAAGCACCAAGCGTTTCATCGGGCCGAGCAACGACAGATCGCGCTCGTGATCGACCTGGCGCGGAGGACCGGCACCTATCGAGACAGCGACCGAGATCAGATGACGCGCGACATGCACGCGCTCCGACAGTACCCGGAGAAACCATGGCTAAAACCACGATGACGATCACGGGCGTCGAGGCCCTCCAAGCGGCGATCAAAGACACGCCGCAGATCGTCCGGAAGCATATGTCCGGGGTGATTCGGGAAACGACGTTCGCGGTCGCCGATCGGATGCGTCGGCTCGTCCGGCATCGGACGGGGGAACTCCTCTCCGCGATCACCGCGACCGTCTCGACCGGAACGGGTCTCAGCGGGTCTGTGGGGTTCGATAATCCGCGGGTCTTTTACTGGCGGTTCCTGGAATACGGCACGGTTAATATGAAAGAGAAGCCCTTTATCCGGCCGGCAAAAGAGGCCGAGGGGCCACACTACGTGCTCAGGGTCCAGGCGATCGGCCCGCGGCTCGAGGCGGATGTCGCGGCCGCCTTCAAGGCACGGGCGCCTCGCGTGTCGGGGCGGGGCGCGGGCGGGGGAGGCTTACTCTAGATGCCCGGCCCGATTGCGACCCTAGCCGTCCGGATCTCCGCCCAGATCGCGGAGTTTCAGCAGTCGTTCAACGATGCGAGTAAGAGCGTCGAGGGGTTCAAATCCTCATTTGAAAAGGCGGCCGCCGGCATCCAAGGCACCCTCGACGGGATCTCGAAAACGTTCTCGCAATTCGGATCGGTCGTCGGGACGATCGGGGTCGCGGTCGCGGGCGTCACCGTCGCGGCGGCCGCGGTCGCGGTCGCCTTCAAAGGGGTGTCCGCGGCGGTCTCGACGGCCTTTGAGACGGTCAGCAACGCGGTCTCCCATACCGCGGAACTCGGGGATCAACTCTTCGGCCTGTCGCAAAAAACCGACCTCACCGTCGAGAGTCTCAGCGCGTTTAAGTTTGTCGCGGCGCAAACGAATACGAGCCTGGAAAGCATCACGGGCGCCGTGTTCAAGATGCAGACGAATCTCGGGAAGGGGTCAAAGGAAACCAAGGCGGCGCTCGACGGGATCGGCCTATCCCTAAAAGATCTGCGGGCGCAGGACCCGTCGGAAGCGTTCGCGTCGATCATCTCAAAACTCGGCGAGCTCCCGAATGCCTCGGCACGCGCGGCCGCCGGGGTCGCGATCTTCGGGAAGTCGTTCAAAGACATCGCGCAACTCTCCAAAGAAGATCTCCCGGCGCTGATCGCGCAAGCGAAGGAGCTCGGGGTCGTGATGTCCCAGGAGACAGCCGTCGCCTCCGACCGGCTGAAAGACGGCCTCGGCGCGATCCATGCGGCGACCGAAGGCCTGACGCAGCAACTCGGGGCGAAACTGATCCCGGCCGCGGTCGCCTTTGTCGAAGTGTTCGGCGGGATCTTCATCGACGCGATCAAACAAGTCACCCGCTCGACCAAGGGGCTCGGGGAAGGGTTCGACTCCTTTGTCGTATTCGTCGGGGAGGCGGCCGCGCGGTTTATTGAGGTCCTCGCGCGGATGGTCTCCGCGACGGCGCAATGGGCCGCCGACATCTCCAAGCGGATCGCGGAGGAAACCAAAGACTTTCTCGACCTGGCCCCGTCGATCATCACGGTCGGCCGGGCGCTCGACCTGGCGCTCGGCGGCGGGACGCATCAATCCGCCTTTGATGCGCTCTCCAAAAACCTCGAGGCGCTCCGGAAACCCCTCGATACGGTCGCGGCCGGCGCGGTCGCCGCGGGGAATACGATCCGCGATTTCGCGACCGGGATCGCGGAGGCGGCGCGCGGGGCCGGGGCCAACTTCGGCGCGACCTTCACGAAGATCCAAACCGAGATCGCGGCCTCTGCGGACGCCATGCGGAAGAGTCTCAAAGCCGTGGGGTCGGGGGGCCTCGAGGGGGCGAAGGAGGCCGGCGACGCCTTCTCGTCCCTGGAGAAACAACTCAAAAGCCTGACCGCGCAGATCGACCGGGCGAAGGGGACCGGGACCCCGCTCGCGGAGATCGTCAAGCTGTTCGGGGAGGAGGCGGCCAAGGCGACCCCGAAAGCGCACGCCTTCGGGATCACGGTCTCCGCCAGCGTCGAGGAAGTCGCGCAAGCCTTCGACCGGGCCGACCTCGCCAAGGAAATGCAGTTTGTCTCCCGGGCGGTCCTGAAGCTGAACGACGATCTCAACGCCTTCAGCACGAAGGAAATGCAGAAGGAAATGACCGACCTCGCCAAGGTCGCGAAGACCGCGATCGATGAGGTCGAAGCGCAACTCAATCGGATCTTCGAGAAGCAACAGAAGCAAGACATCGAACTGAACGTACTCAATACCCCGCTCAACGTCGCCGGGTTCGGGTTCGGCCTCGGCGCGCTCGGGTTCACGTCGGGGCAGATCGCCTCCTTTGGTCTGTTCGGGCAGAAAGCGGCCCAAGCCACGACGGCGCCATTCCGGGACGCCTTCCGCAAACTCGGGGACGAGCTCCCGCAGATTATCCTCGGCGCGCTGCAGGGGGGCGGGAGCGTCCTCGCGTCGGTCGCGCAAGGGATCGCGACGGTCCTCGGGAACAGCTTCAAGCAGGCGTTTGAGAAAGCCCTGGCGGACGTCGGCGGCGATCTCTCCAAGCTCTCCGCGAAAACAAAAGCTCTCGCGGTCGCGGGCGTCGGCCTGCAGGCGTTTACCTCCGGGTTTGCGATTGGGGACGCCGCGGGGAGTAAGGGGAAAGGCGCCCTCGGCGGGGCCGGGGCCGGCGCGGTCGCGGGCCTCCCGCTTGCGGCGGCGACCGGCGGCCTATCGGTCGCGATCGGCGCGGGGATCGGCGCGATCGGCGGATTCTTCGGCGGGCGGGCCGCGGAGCGGGAAGCGAAAGCGGCGCTCGAGCAAAGCAAGATCGCGCTCGCGGCGCAGTTCGGCGGCCTCGAAAAACTCCGGACCCTCGCGGAAAAACTCGGGGTCAATATCCAACAGGCGTTCGACGCCAAAAAGCCGGAACAGTTCCAGGCGGCCGTCGACAAATTGAACGCCGCGATCGACGGGCAGAACAAACGGATCGAGGGGCTCAATCGGGCGCTCGCGGCCGTGAACGATCGCGCGGGGACCTTTGCGAAGCAATTCGACGGCCTCGACAAAACCGCGATCGCCGAGCTCGCGCAACGCGCGCAACCGGAATTCGAGCGGCTCGGCCTCGCGATCCGGGACACGTTCGCCGGCCTGATCAAGGAAAACGGGGACGCCTTCGCCGCGATTGAATCGCTCGGGCCGGCTTTCGAGACGCTGAAGAAAGGCGTGTCAGATTTCGGGCTCACGGGCAATGCCGTGATCGATGGCCTCCTGGCCGATTTCGATCTCGTCAACAGCGAGATCACCGGGCCGTTCCTGAAAAATGTGCAGGAGTCAGGCGCGATCCTCAAAGGCCTGTTCGATGCGAAGGCGCTCAGCCCGGAAGGGTTCCAGGCGCTCGCGGCCGACATCGGCCAGAGTCTCCAGGAAGTGGCGAACCGGGGCGGCGACATGGCGAAGGCCTTCGCGCTGTCACAGCCGGTCCTGCAATCCCTCTGGGAAGCCCAAAAAACCTTTGGGGCCGTCACCGACCAGACGACGCAAAGCATTCTCGATCAGGCGGTCCAACAGGGGATCGTCGGCGCGCAGTTCCAAAGCATCCAGGATAAGCAACTCCAAGTGCTCCTCGCGATCGCGCATGTGTTCCACGCGGATATTCCGGACGGGATCGAGGCGACGGCCTCCGCGGCGCAAGCGGCCGGGAAAACGATCACCGATACGTTCGGCGACGCGGCGGACACAAGCGCGCACAATATCGAATTCAAGATCGGGCGATCCCTCGCCGGCCTCCCGGGGAAGGCGGGGACCGCGGCCGACGGGATCGAGCGGGCCCTCTCCGGGATCGATGTCCCGCCGATTCCGATCAGCCTCGACCTCGACGCCTCGGCGCTCGATCGGATCCCTGACGATATTCGGATCCGGACGACGATCGAAGGCCCCGACGTCCCGGCCTTCGGGACCGGCGGGATCGTGCACAAGCGGACCTTAGCGATCATCGGGGAGGCCGGCCCGGAGGCGGTCGTCCCGCTCAACCGGATGGGCGAATTCCGATCGCCGGCCGGCCCGGTCGCGGCGGAACCCTCGACGGTCGTCTTCGAGGAGGGGGCCGTCGTGATCCATGGGCCGGTGGATTCGACCGCGCGGGCCGAGCAAGTCGTGCGGGACTTCGCGCGGGCGGTCCGGAACGGCGGCGCAACCCGGACGGTCGCGCTCCGATCGCTCGGACTGGAGAAAGTGTAAATGGCCTTTGGCTATGTCCGGCCGGACGAGTCGTTTATGTTCGGGTCGGTCAGCGGCAGCGTCGACGCAACGTATGAGGCGGCCTGGCTGGTCAACGGGTCGCCGAATCGGCCGGTCTCCGGCGCCTCCGGCCTGGCGCTGACGGTCTCCGCGACGTCGCAAACTGTGAGTTATGTCGCGGTCGTCAATCACAATCTGACCGGCACGATCGCGATCAGTGGCGGGGTCACCGCGACGATCCCCGCGGCGACCCTCGACGCCAACGGCCTCCGGCTGAATACCGGGATCGCTATTACGCCAGTGACGGCGAGCGGCCTGGTGATGACGGTCGCGCAATCCCCGAGCATCGTCGGGGAACTGATCGCCGGTCGCCTCCGGACCCTCGAGCGACAACTGCTCGT